CGACCGGCGAGAGACGGTTGAGGACTTCCGCAACCTCCGCCTCAGCAGCATACCCACCCGCGCGCATCTCGTCGATGAGGCTCAGGTAGGAATTGCCAATGGTAGCCATTAGTTAATTCCTTTCCTTGACGTCGTGCGGGTAGAGAATTGCTTCCCGCGGTTGCTTCACCTGAGCGCCCCCATCTGCGCGGATGAAATCGGAGTCCTCGGAGATCGCCTGGCCAAAAAAGCGGAACATCCGCAGCATGACCGGGTGATTGCCGAGGCGCGTATCGTTGAGGAGTTGCTCGAACTCCTTGACCTGTTCCCGACCGCTAACCTCGACGGCCTTTCCGTCGATTTCGCGCGTGATCGGAGGGAGCTTGGTTGCGGCAAGGTCCTTGGCCTTGGCCACCAGCGTTTCGGTTTCCTTCCATTTGGCGCCGCCCATATGCGGGTCGGCCTTGGCTTCCTTGGCCCATGCGGTGGAGGTCGCCTCGAAGTCGAGCCGCTGCTGCTCGGCGATGCGCTCATGAACCAGCGGGACCAGCGGGACGAGCTTCTGGGCCTGTTCAACGCCAAGGCCCAGTTCGCGGAAGATCGGATCGGCCTGCTCAAGCAGCGCCGTGTCGATCTCGTCATATCCCTCGGGTGGAGCGAGCTCGTATTTTTCGGGCAGGCCGGCATCCGCGTCATCGGCCTTATCGTCCGCCGCTTTGTCACCGCCCGCCTGATCGCCATCGGTGGCAGCGGCATCACTGCCCGCACTGCCGAGCAGCGTCGTATCGTCGCCCGTCGTGTCGGTGGTCGCGTCAGCAGCGCCCGTCGTGGCATCGCCCGCATCGCCCGACCCGGTGTCGCCGCCGTCATGGCCATCGGGGCCGCGCAGCAATCGACCGATGCGCCGTTCAAGCTCAGTCGGTCGGATCATCCATGTCGAGTTCTGCAGTGCGGTCATGTCTCTTAGCCTTCTCCGGTTTCGTTGCTGCTTGGGCTTCCTCGCGGAGCACTTGAATCGCGGTGAGGATCGGGATTCCGGCGGGATGCGTGACGGGCTGCCCCATCTCGGCATCGGTAAGGAGTAAGAGCCCTAGCTGCCTGCGCCCCTCAGCGATGAGGTGGCGATCGTCGGAGCCATTGGCCGTGGCGCTGAATATCCCAGCACTTTGAATCGCGCGCCAGAGAAATCGACGGAACGCGGGAAGGCCCATCAATTGGGCCATGTCTTCGCGGATTTGCTGGTCGTTCACCGCTTGTCGATCGGCCGCTTGGGCTTGATTGGATCGTCAATTCCAGATGCACCGTTCGGCGACACACCCTTGCGCGATACGCGGTAAGCGATGAACACGATCGCCGCGATGGCGAGGCCGATCAGGATGAGGTCCATCTCAATTCTCCTTCGTTAAAGGGGCATTGCGCCGGCCAGCGGCAGCGCTCCATCACTCGCCTCAGCCAGCACCGCAGCGGCCTGCGCCCCGTCCTTGGCTGCGGGCGCAGCGGCGATCATGCGCTCCATGTTCTGCTGTTCTGCGCGGTCCGAACGGATCTGCTCGACGTCCTTGTCCGAGCGGATGAGCTTGGGCGGCGTACCGGCCCGGCTCGCATATTCGTCGATCGCCTCGTCCACATCGAGCTTGTCGAGCGCCTCGGGATTGACGGCCGCCAGATTGCCGATGAAGCCGACCGTTCGCTCGATCTGGCCCAGTCCGACCATGCGCTGCATCTGGGTCAGGATCGAGACGAACTCGACCTTGATCTCGCCACCGGCCTCGCGGATCGCGTCAGGGGCGGGCGGGAGAAGGTTGCCGCGCTGCATGATGCCGAACGCGCGGTCGATCGCGACCTGTAGCTTCTCGTTGTTGACCCGCTCGATCACCGGGCCGAGCTGGGTCAGCTTCTCCTCATTACGGGCCGCGATCTCCTCGATGTTGCGGGGCTGGATGCCGTTCATGTTGGTGATGGCCATGAACAGGTCGGCATAGGTGGCGCGGTCAATCGCCTCCTCGCAGCGCCTTACATCTTCGCCGATGACCTGGATGGCCTGATACGGCACCTGGTAGGGCACCTGCACCGCGTCCTTGTCCATCTGCGCCGCCGACACCACGCTCTTGGGCTGGCGGCGGAGCTTGATCTGTGCCGGGACGATAATCTCGGGCCAGATGGCGTTGTCGGTCGCCTCGCCCTTGCGGCGGGTCTGCAACTGCAATTCGCGAAGGTCGGGCAAGGCGTCATGGCCCGGACCCGTTCCCCATGCGTCACCGCCGGCCGTTTCCCAGCGCGGGGCCCAGAACGGCTGCTCGCGAAACCCCGAGACGCGGAGGATCGAACTGGCGCCCGACGCGTCAGCATCCCAATAGACCGAGCGGAACGGCATCCCGCGCGCGTCGTCATATTGGTCGTCGAACTCGTCGTTCGGCTCGATGGCGTGATAGAAGTCGCAGACCTCTTCGTAGCGTCCCGCGTCATACGCGCTGACAATTGCGGGACGCAGTTTCGAGCGGTCGAACGACTGCACCGCTTGCACCACCGTCATGGGGCAGCGGCGATAGAGGCTGTCGGGCATCATCGCATCGCCCAGCCCGATCCAATATTCGCCGAAGGTCGCCTGATGGCAGACCGCACCCTGGACGCGATGCTCGACCATCACGCAGGCCTCGGTCCCGAACATGCCCAGTTCGAGATAGCCCGCCTTGGCCGCGCCGTAGAAATTGGTTCCGGCAAGGAAGGCGTAGACCAGCCGCTCAGCTTCGGCCAGCCACGCCTTGATCGCGGGGTCCTCGTTCAACTCGTCATCGAACGTTTGAAGGGTGAACCATGGCCGCGACGGTGAGGACAGGCCGGAGGTCATGCCGCCCTGAAGGGTGCGCATGGCGAAGATGCCATGACTGTTGTTAAGCCGCTTGTTGCGCTGGCGGCTGTTCTTGTTCTGGTCTGTCGATAGCCAGCGCGAGCGGGCGGGTTGGCAAAAGCCTGCGATTTCCTTCGCTTCGTCCTCGTAGGGCTGGCGGGTTTTCTTCAGCCCTTCAAGACGACGCTGGCAGCGCTCGCGAAGTGTTTGCGCCATCAGGCACCCGGCGTCCCGGTCGTGCTGGGGGCACCCGCTGCACCTTGTGGCGAGGTCATAATCGCGGACCAGAAGCCCCGGCGATACTTTCGGTTGGGCAGGGCGGCCGCGCTATCCTTGGGGACCTGCATGGCCTGGCGCTCGGCGGGCGGCGGCGTTTTCGGGATTTTTGGCTTCGGGCACATGCCCATTGCCTATGGGGCCGAAAGGTGAGGTTGAATCGCGGCGGTTGGCCAGCCTGACGAATGGGGCGCCCGACTGACCGCCTCAATCGCTATGGTTGGGAAGTTGTGGATTGAATCGCGTCAGTAGCGTTCGTCGTCCGCGTCCGCATAGCGGTCATAAGGCTTGTAGCGGTCCTGATAATTTTCGGGGTTGAGATATTCAGGCAGAACGCGCGGTGCGACATGCTCGGCGAAGGTGAGGGCTAGCGCATCGCCATTGTCGGGCGAGGCGAGGCCGCGGGCTTTCATATGCTCCTTCTTTTCAAGAATGATCTGCTGCTTGGCGTCATAGCCATATTCGACGCCGGTCAGGTCATCCTCGATTTCCTGCGTGTCGGGCAGGATCGCCCCCGATGCAAGCCATGCCCGCATGTTCGACCACATCTCGGCGCGCTTGTTCGCGACCTTGACCTTTGCATTGCCGACCCAGTTGGCATCCCGCCCGGCGTCTCCAAAGCCAATCTCGAAGATGGCATGATAGTCCGGATTAAGTTGGCGAAGGCGGTCAATGACACCCCCCGCATTAGGTCCGCCAGCGTCGACGAACACCGCGTCAGGCTTCCAGCGCAGCATGGCGTCATGGATATCGCCCGCGATCTTCATGCTGTTTGCACCCTGCCAGCGGATCCACGGCCTCGACCTTGCGTCCCTGCCCTGGCGAATGGCGAGCACGCTCTGGTCATCACCGAAGCGGGCATGGTCGACGCCGAAGATGACAGGATCGGATGGCAGGATCGCGCTTTCGTGGACTTCCGCAGTTCTTGCTTTCTCGACCCAATCCGCCGCGATGAACTGCAGCGAGGATGACGAGGGGAACTGGCCCAGCACACGGACCTTGGCAATATCGCTGTCCGCGCCATAGGTGTCGATGATCGACTGAAGGAACGCCTTGTTGGTGCCCTCCACGGTGCGGCTGTCGATTTGCTTAGTGATCCAGCGATGGCGATAGCGGGCGAAGCACTCGCGGAAGCGACCGGTGTTTCGCGTCGGGTTGCCGAAAGCGAGCCAGATGATCACAGTGTTTTCGTCGGTCAGCGCGCCTTCCGCCACCTCCCACACCTTGTCGGAAATGTTCGAGCCTTCATCGAACATCAGGACGATGATGCGCCCGACATTGTGAAGGCCGGCAAAAGCCTCTGTGTTGTTCTCCGACCAAGTGACAAAATCGAGCCGCCAGCTGTCGGCGTGACCGGGTTGATTGCTGGCGATCTTCATGACCGACGGTTTGAACCAGTCACGCGTGATGGCCATCTTGTGCCACTTCGCGATTTCGGGACTGGTCTTGGTAACCAGCTGGGATTCGGTGTTGGCCGTGACCACAATTCGAGCATCGACCCAGCAATCAAGCGCCCACTTGGACAGCATCCCCATCTCGGCCGATTTGCCGATACCGTGGCCCGAGGCGATGGCGATCATCAACGGACTGTGGCGGGTTTCGGGGTCGGCTAGATGGTCGCGGATGGTAGCCATGACTTCGCCCTGCCATTGGCGAGGTCCGGTCAGGTTGGCGAGCGGCCCGCCTGGCTCACCCCACGGAAAGGCGAACATGCAATGCCCGAGCGGGTCATAGGCATATTTCCCGATTTCCTTGGCCAGTTCGATGTTGGGGTCAGTTTTCAAACGTGAACATCCCACCCAAATCGGTCCGACAAGGCCGTAATGAGCTGACCGATACGTTTAGGGGTCATACCTTTCCATGACTTGCGGCTGAGGTGCTGAATAAACCCGAGGAGCTTGTCGGGAGTGTCGACCCTCTTCAGTTCCATGGAGTAGAGATGCCCTCCCCAAGTTATATCCACGAAGCCACGGTCATCGTCGAAACTGAAGAGGGGGTCACTTGGCGAGGGGTTTGGGGTTCCAGCGGTCCCGGTCTTGGCTCCCCACGCCGCCCGCGCCACGTCTTGATAATTTTCCGCAGTAACTAAGAAATCACCCATCACCTATTTCCTTCCTCTGCCCGCTTTCGCGCCGCTTCCAGTTCGGCGGTCAGGCCGATCTTATCCCCGCCGCTGGTTAGGTCCAGCTTCGGGCCGTAGGTCTTGGGCTTGAGCATTTGGGCCAGCTTCACCCGCGTATCGACCCGCAGCCGCGACCGGCTGATCCATTCCGCATTCGGGCGCGCCGCGCCATTATCGTCGCGGATCGTGTCGAATGTCGTGTCATCCGCGATGTCCAGGGTCTCGTCGAGAATGGCCTCGATCCCGGCTTCTCGCGCGCGCTTGAGATTATCCGAAAGTTCTGTGGGCCCTTCG